AATAAGATCAGAAGGTATTTGACCGTAGTCTACAGAAGCAGGATCAAAATACATATCCCCCATCCACTTTATTATTTCTCCTCTAGCTCCCGATAAAGTTCGCGTATCTGGCACAAGGGGAGGGTTGATCATGTCGTTTTTTGAAACCGCATTAATAATTGCAACTGCCTCTTCAGGAGTCATATTACTTACCGCCCTTCATCTGCATCAACTTGTCAGCACCACGTATGCCAAAGCTGGCAGTCACGGCTACGTAAAGCAAGTACTGGTAGTAATCAGGTAGCTTGTCTAGCTCAACAAAAGCCATACCCACCCTCTGCATAATACTCAAGTCATCCATAGCAACTCCGTAACACACAGCCAACAGAGGCATCGAAAGTACCACAGTAAACCACTCGTCTTTCCACGAGGTTGCACTAGCCGCCGCCATCTCTTGTTCCCACGTAGCGGTGTTCTTGATGACTTCCATCTTAGCTACGTGTTTAGCTTGTGACTGCTCGTGCTTGTTGTTAATCCAAGTCTTAGCGAGTCCAGCTATAGGGCCAATAAGTGCTGTCCACATATCTTAGTCTTTGTCCTTGTTCCTAAGTCCCTGTACTGTCTCTGTTTCCCAGATACGTATTCCTGTCCAGATAATAGTAAACAGGGCGGCAATAGGCGGTAACAGTGACCCGAGTGCCCCTAGCATAGTACCTACGCTCATTACATCAATTACTTGTTTTGCGGACTCATCCATTTTTAAACCCCTTGTATAATACTTGCGGTGGTCCAGATAATCCCAGCAGACACAAGTAGTGCCGTAATAATTGCTGATACATCTAGCATCATTCTTTGTTTTCTTCTTTGTTTGTAGATCAGTTGTTCACGTTTGGCTCTTATGTCACGACGCATCTGCATCATTTCTTTGTACGTGTCCTGACCGTAAGAGTACATGATTAACTCTCTGATCTGCTTTTCTTGTTCCTCTATCTTCTTCTTAGCTATAACAGCGTTTAACGCCTGTGCCTCTACAGATTCACCGTCAAACAACTTCTTGAACAACGGTGGGTTCTCTGCTTCCTTCTCTGCTTCACGTAAGTCAGAAACAAAACCGTACCAGTGTCCTAATTTCTGAGCTACTTGCTCAATCTCAGCGCCCCTGGATACAAGGACTTCTATGCCCTTGAACGCAGTAGACGCCATAGCTACCAAAGACAACGGGTCCATAGATTACTCTGGCTTTGTGGGCCATGTGATAGTCTGTGGAAACCCTGCTTGCTGTGGTACGTCTCTAAGAGCCTGTCTGTAGGCCGTCATAGCGTCTGTCATGGACACATCAGATAACCCGTAGTGGTCTGTAGCCTTCAACAGATCGTCCCGTGTAGCTCGTTCTGTGGCTTCTAGGGCGGCATTGTCAGCGGCTACCTTGGCGTCTTTCTGATCCTGTACGGTTACAGTGGTTTCTACGCCGTCCTCGTCAGTCTCAGTGTATTCGGTAAACATCTCTTGAGTTACCCACCTTTCCTGCCATACACCATCGACTTGCTCTACGCCATCTTTGACAGCTACTTGCCACTCGCCAACGTCAGGTGCAGTAGTTTTTGTTACTCGTGCTACACCCAATGCTTCCAGCGTTGCATCAGTCCACGCTTCAGGCAGAGACATGTGCTTGTTTTCTTGTCTTAGCTGGACTTTTGTTTTTGGCGTTCCAGTAGCCACTTCAACAAATAACATATTTGTCTCCTATTAAAACTTGGGTAGTGCCGCATCAGGCGGTGTAAAGTCAGCAGTGTATCTGGCTACGCCTTTGGTTACTCTTAAATCGTCTATGTAACCATTAAAATTCCAGCTTGTTCCGAATCCTTCTCTTCCTATAGTTGGCCTAGAATCTGGGTTTAAATAATTATTTGCGTCGGTGTATGTTGAGCCTTCTTGAACGCCGTTTACAAACAATTTAGTAGAACCTGATGATCTGCAAATTGCTATGTGATACCAAGTGTTGTTAGAAAGAGTTGAGCTAGTAATTCTAGCTCCAGAGCTTATATACCAAACAAGCGTATTGCTATTTAAATATAAAGCTGGGTACACACCATTAGTTGACGTAGGGCGGCTATCGTACAAAAACTGCAAACTACTTCCGTTTGCCCAATTTGCCCACATCTCTATTGTAAAATCACCTGTGCCAAACTCAAACGATGCTGAATCTCCAGTAACGTCTAACCAATCCCCAGACCCATCAAACTCCAATGACCCCGTGCCGTACTTTTTAACGGCTGTGTCAATCTGAGCATTACCTACAGTATCTAGGTTGTTGATGCCTGATCTGTCGTAGATGCCAGCGTCATGAAAGTTAAGAAGTAACTCTGTGTTTGTTATAGCGGTCAACGGCGCTGTAGGTGGAGTAAATGCTGACGTATATACAGCAGAGTGCGTTTCTCTCAAATCTGATATATAGCCTTTAAAATAATAACCAGAATTAGCAGTATTTTCTCCAATTATTCGCTCGTCTGAAGTGCAATTAGTTGTAAAAGAAACAGCAGAACCAGAAGCAGAGCCGTTTATATATAACTGCATACTTCCAGAATTTCTTACTAACGCTAAATGCATCCATTCATTTGGTCTTATAACAGTTTGCTCTATTAATTTACTACTTGTCCAAACTTCAATATCTCCTCCGTTTTGAAAAATACCTACGCCATCAGGTGCTATTTCTCGCCCATCGTACAAACAACGGAAACCAGCAGAAGCGTCGTTAGAATAAAACCAACATTCAACAGTAAAGTCGCTTGTGCCGATAGTTGGAACGCCACTTGTTTTTATTAAATAATCGCTACCACTAAAATACCCAGACCCACCATCAGTCGTTATGTCCCTTGCGTTATCATCCTTGAACGGACTGAACGGGGTTACTTTGGGGGTTCCTGTTTGTATTGAAATTGAATTGCCATCAGAGCTATTGTCAACAAATCTATTTGACTGGCACGTTAGTAGCTTTGTATTAGTAATAGCAGTTAAGGGAGTTGTAGATGGCGTAAATGCAGATGTATATAAAGCAGTACCAACGACTATCCTAAAGTTGGATATGTAGCCATAACAACTTGCATTTGTACTGCTGTACCCGCCTATGCCTAAAGATGTGGCGCTATAGTTTACAGAGTCTGTCGCTGACGCTTCTTCTGACCCGTTTACAAAAAGTTTTATGGTTGAACCAGATCGTGACACTGCAACGTGATACCAAGTGCTTTTCTGAATAGACGTTGTGCCATTAAACCTGTTGACATTATTTTCTGTAAAAAAAGACCATTTGCCGCCAGAACCAGCACCTATCTGGAAAGAGCCTGTGCTTGTTCCTGTTCCGGCAAACCATCTGCCAGTAGTGTCTTCTTCCACCATAGCCCAAAACTCTAATGTAAAATCAGAAGAGCCAATAGCAGAAAACGATGTTGATAATAAATCTACATCAAAATAATTAGACCAATTATCCCCATACGGACTAAAGCTACCTTGTACTACGGAGCCATTCTCAGTAACCGTAAAGCCGTTGGCAGACGAGTCAGTAACTGT